GCGATTTCGCATCGCCCTTCAACTTGGAAATAGGGGGCAGAAAAGACCGGCAAGATAACGCCGACATCGAACCTGTCGCGCATTTTGCAATATCGGCATTCCGAAGGTTCGGAAAGTCACCGGCGGAAAGTCGCCCACTGGAGAAGGACACATGATCGAGAAACGACCCGGCAAGTGGTACAACCGCAATCCCGCCAAGAAGAGCGTGAACTACCGACCGTGGTACACGGTCCTCGTGCCTTGCGACTTCTGCGGGCAGCACACGCGTGGGCGAGTTTACGACGGTGCGAATCAAGTGGTCTGCGGTTCGTGCAACACGGTCCTCGTAGACGACGTTGAAAAAGCGAGACCGGACTGGGGATAAGAACATGGACGAGCTCACTAATTTCTTACGTTACTTCCTCCAAGAGTTTCCGAAAAAAACCAGTGGGATCGGAGCGGTTCCGTTGCGGGGCGCGGTGGGTAAAGTAGAAGACGTTACAAAAGTACTGTGGCACCGACATCCGCCGTATCAAGTTCAGTTGTTCATCGCGCCTCCTGATTGCATCATCCCAGCGCACATGCACCCAAACGTAGATAGCTACGAAGTCTTTGTCGGCGGCCAGATGCAGTTTTCCTTGCGAAATGAATGGGTTACGGTGGACGCCGAAGAACAGACCAGTAACGATTACGGGCTTAACAACTTGCGCGGACAAACCATACGCGTTCTGCCGCACGACCTTCATGGAGGTGTCGCCGGACCAGAGGGCAGCGTCTTCTTTTCCGTGCAGCATTGGCTAAACGGAGTCGAACCCCATTGCGTAGCGGCGGATTATGTCGGCGTGGCGATGGGCCAAGACCATGCCGATAAAATTGTTTACGGACACGGCGTCGTGAATGAAGAACTCTCAGAAGAAAACGCGTTGCTTAATAAGCCAAATACTGATTGACATTATCCCATAGCAGGCCATAAGATGCCTGCGTCTATAACAGAGGAGTCAGAGATGACCGAGACGAAGAGAAAGCGGGGACGCCCCCGCAAAGAGCGCATCACTGGTACGGTGAAGTGGGACTACAAGGAAGAGGTCAGCGTGCCTGAGTTCCTGCGGCGGCTCGATAAGCTGCTGGAAAGCCCGGTCCATCAGATGATGGAATGCGACGGCGACCTGTTTATGTCGGAATACCAGAAGCTGACGCAGGCCCATTACAAGCTCTCGACTGTGGTTCGTGAAATGGAGAAAAATAACAACGCTTGAAACGAAAGGGGGCCTCGCGGCCCCCTTTACAAGCTTGAATTAGTTCAAACTTGTTCAAGCTTGTTCAAATCCGCTTACTTCGCCTTGATGTCCCAGCTAAACGTCAGGCCATCAAACGAAACACCATCCTTAGAAAACGTGATGGTGCCGAATAGCGTTTTCAGCACGAGCGGTTCCATAAGCCACTACCCCCTTCTTAACGGAAGACCACAAACCAGCAAGCTTGTGCCGGTAACCGGCAGCGATGCCGTGGTCCGAGATAAAAACATCAAAAGCGATGCCAGCGAGAAAAGTCATGTCAGTAATCTCCTTTCCCAAGGATATAAGCTCTTCTATGGTGCACTGCAACATAAATCCCCATGACCCCAGAACATGGCAGACCCAAGCCAGCCTCAGACGCGAACTGCAACGCGCTGCCGACGACGCAGCATGGGCGGGCGATATGGCACGAGCCGCGGCCCTCGATACACGGATCACGGCTCTCGACCCAGAGCTCGATCACGAGCTCGTCGTGCCGTTTTAGAATCGTTCTAAGCATCTTTATCGACTAACCGGTAACCAACTATCACGGCCCACGGTTCTTCTGAGTAGTCCCGAAAGCGGGAAAGATAAGCAGGATCAAAGGGTTAGGCCCAAAATAGGGCTTCACGGGCTGGGTTACAAAAAACGGAAACGGTTATATATAGCTCCCAGATTATTTTTTTTATTTTTTCATAAACTACCCGTAACCAGTGTAACCGTGTAACTAGTATAGGTAACCCTATATAATATATAGATTCTTAGGGTACATATTAGCAGTTACACCTTGAATCCAATAATGTAACCATATGTAGAACCCAAATCGGGCTTAATGGCATCTGAGCCGGAAAAAAATATTTTTCAATTTCCTGACTATATACACCGGGACGGGGCTTGGTATAGGATGTACGCCAATTAACTGCCCACAGGATGCCGATGAAAAACAGACCCCACAAGGCCAAGAGCCGAGAGCTTATTGACCGCCCCCTGACCCGGAAGCAGGAGCTCTTCGTGAAGGAGCTTGTTTCTAAGGACGGCCAGATCACAATGCGTGAGGCGGCCATCAACGCTGGGTACAGCGCAGGCGCTGCCCATACCCGAGCTTACGAGCTCACCAACCCCCACATCTCCCCGCATGTATGCAAGGCGATCCGTGAATATAGGGCCGAGCTTGATGAGAAGTACGGCGTCAGCTATCGCCGCCACCTGCGTGACCTTCAGACCATCCGGGACATGGCGTTGCAGAACGGCGCTTATAGCGCTGCGGTACAAGCCGAGTATCGGCGCGGTCAGGCGCAGGGAGATATCTACGTTAGTAAGTCCGAGATCAGACACGGCAGCATCGACTCAATGTCGAAGGAAGAAGTCATGCGAGCCTTGGAGGAGATCAAACAGAGCTATGCCCCGATCACCATCGATGTTACCCCGGAGTCCGAACCAAATGCCTCGAACCGCTCTAAAGCGAGAGAGCGGCTTCTATCGTCAGGTGAAGGAGGCGATGAAGAGGTACTCGACGAAACTGATCCCGACGAGGATTGAAACGTGGGCGATGCCCGGCGTTCCCGACCTGATGGTTTGTGACGCCGAGGGCCGCTTTCATCTCATCGAGCTCAAAGCCACCACGAACCATGCGGTCGAGCTACGCCCGCATCAAGTGTCCTTCCTGACCAAGCATCAGCATGCGTCCTGTTGGATACTGGTGAAGCGGCAGCGGGTGATGACCGACCCCGCCCAAGTCTATCTGTATCCTGCCCGGCAGGCCGTCGATCTCCGCATGGAAGGTCTGGACAAGATCAACCCGGCAGCGCTCGAGGAAGAGCCCGTAAACTGGGCGAACATTTTCCGGTTGATCTTTGGGCCGGGGTCCGATAAAAGCGCATAGTCCAACTAACCAAGGAGTCAGGACATGACAGCAAGAGACAAGCTCTGGGTCTTCGATACCCTCCAA